GCTCGGCCTTCTTTGCCGATCTCGTGGCCCACAAGGAGGTGCGGGAGACCTACCTCAACACCGCTGCCGCGGCCGACCTGCGGGGCCGCGTCGCCGACGAGGTCAGCTTCGGCGGGATCACCTTCCGCCGCTACCGGGGCGGCGTCGGTTTCACCGTGCCCACCGACAAGGCGTTCTTCTATCCCGAGGGGATCGAAGGACTCTTCGAGATCTACTACGCCCCCGCGGACACCTTTGAGACGGTGAACACGCTCGGCCAGCCGCTCTATGCCCGCACCATCCCCGACCGGGATCGCGACGAATGGGTGCGGCTCGAGATCGAGAGCAACCCGCTGCCGATCTGCACCCGGCCGCAGGTTCTGCGCTCGGCAAGGCGGACCTGATGACCGCCTTCGCCGCCGCCCTCGACGCGCTCTTCGCGGACGCGCATCTCGCGCGCGACGTGGTCTACACCGCCGAGGGCGGCGCGCCTTCGCTGGTCCGCGCGATCCTGCGGCGGCCGGACGACGTGACCGGCTTTGGCGAGGCGCGCATCTGGTCGGAAACCACCCGGCTGGATCTGCGCCTCGCCGAGGTGGCGAACCCGCGTCCCGGTGACTGCATCGAGATCGACGGCGAAGCCTTCCTCATCCAGGGCGAGCCCGTCCGCGACCGCGAGCGGCTCGTCTGGACCGTTGATCTGCGACCGGCCTGATCGCGATGCGCGTGACGCTCGACATCACGCCCGACCTCGTCGCCGCCATGGCCGCGGAGGTGAAGGCCGGCGAGAAGGCCGTCACCGCCGCCATGCGCGAGGCCGGCACCGGGCTCAAGACCGCCTGGCGCGGCCAGATCACCGGGGCGGGCCTTGGACGGCGGCTGGCGAACTCGATCCGGAGCCAGACCTATCCGAAGGCCGGCGAGAGCCTGAACGCCGCGGCGCTCGTCTGGTCGAAGGCGCCGGTCATCGTCGGCGCCCACGACACCGGCCCGCTGATCCGCTCGAAGGAGGGGTTCTGGCTTGCGATACCCACCGATGCCGCCGGCCGGGGCCTGCGCGGCGGCAAGATCACCCCCGGCGAATGGGAGCGCCGCCGGGGGCTGCGGCTCCGCTTCGTCTATCGCCGCAGCGGGCCGAGCCTGCTGGTGGCGGAGGGTCGGCTGAACACGAAGGGCCAGGCGGTAGTGTCGCGCTCGAAGACCGGGCGCGGCAAGGTCACCGTGCCGATCTTCCTGCTGGTGCCGCAAGTGAAGCTGCCGAAGCGGCTGGATCTCGACCGGGACGCCGAGCGCGCGCTCGACAGCGTGCCGGGGCTGATCGTAGCGAACTGGGTGGAGGGGCGGATTTGATGCCGAGCGGCTCTTCAGCCCAGCGTCGCACGGACGTTCGCCATCGGAATGAACACGCGCTGCTTGTTTTCGGGGTCGCCGAGCGGCTGGAAGCCGAGCTCTTCGTAGAAGTTCCAGCGGCGTTCGAAGTGTTCGTCCTTGAGCACGTCTAGGACGATGGCCGCAGCTCCCATCTGATCGGCGATCCCAAGGCAGCGCCGCATGGCGTCAACGACAAGGGCGGTCCCGAGTCCCTTGCCCTGCATGTCCTCGCGCACTGCAACCGCTCTGATGTAGATGACCGGGATATCGGGAACTCCGGCGCTTTGCCATTTCTTGGGACCGAGATCGGCTCGGACGGCCATTGCGCCCAGAGTATAGAAGCCAAGCACTGCGGGGTCGTCGCCTGCTGTGGCGATCCACGCAGCAACCATTCCGTTCTTGATCTGGTCCGAGAGCGACGACTTCAGGAAGTTGTCGATGGGGCCAAAACCACAAGAGAAGGCGCTGCGGTCATGCAACGCCTTGTCGAATTTCGCGATTGTCAGAGCGGGCGCGTCCGCCGCAGTCTCAGCCGGCATCCTTCAGGAGGCCCTTCGACGCTTCTGCGGCACGAGCCAACCCGGGCACGACCTGACCAGGTGCCTCGACGGCTGCCTTGAACGCATCGAACGCCTCGACAGGCAAGACAGAGAAGGACATCCGTTGCTCCACCTCCTGCGCACGCAGAAGGGCCGCCTGGCGAATGAAATCGGCTTCCTGCAGGCCGCATGCAGCGGCAGCGGCCTTGATGCGCTCTTCATCTGCGCGGTGCATGCGCAATTCCTTGCGCGCCTCCATCTTGCCCGGGGTCGGGCTTGCAGTCTCGATGGCGAACATGGTCGGTCTCCTTCAGAGCCATTCATGTACGGTAAAGCGCCGTACATGTCAATGATCATCATCGAGATCATCGTCACCATGGTGAGGAGGAAGATCATGATCACCACCATGATCGGGATGCCGACGATCTTCCCGCGCACCGATCAACACGAACGATAGCACTATGCCCACCCCTCGCGAAACCATCCTCGCCGCGCTGCACGCGCGGCTCTCGGCGCTGCCCGCCGCCGCCCTGCGCGGGGAGGTTCTTCCGGAGCGTGTCCCGACCGATGGGCTGCTGATCCTGCGCGACGGCGAGCCGGGTGAACCCGAGGTGACATTGTCGCCGCTCGCATACCACTACCAGCACCGCGCAGAGATCGAGGCCGTCGTTCAGGGCTCCGCCCGTGACAACGCCTTCGACACGCTGACCGCCAGCATCGGCGCTGCACTCGCCACCGACCGGACGTTGGGCGGTCTCTGCGACTGGGTCGAGGCGGAGGCGCCCCGGCCTCTCGATCTGCCGGTCGAGGGCGCGGCCAGCCTGAAGGCGGCCGTGATCCCGGTCGTCCTGCACTATTCGCTGAGCGATCCGCTCGGCGCGGCGGCCCCGGTCGATCCCGATCCGCCGGCACCACCGTCGGAACCCCTGCCGGAGAACGTGATCCCCGAAGCCGAGGCCGCCTTCGACACCGCGGGCGCGTGGAGCGCGGCCGGGTCCTGGTCGATCGCGGACGGGGTGGCCTCGCATACGGCGACGACGCTCGCGGAGAACCTCGAATACGACGTCGCGATCCCTGAGGGCTGGGTGCTCGTCTCGTACCGGATCCTCGAAAGCAACCTGCAGAACGGTGTCAATTTCCAGCTGGGCGGCGGCTTCTACAACGTCAACGAGGCGCGCAGCCGGGTCGGCGTTCATGCCCATCTGATCCCCTCGGCCGGACACACGCGGACGCGCTGGATCGCGCAGGGCGGCTGGGAAGGCGTGATCGACGATGTGGCGGTCCGCGTCGTGACAGAGATCCAGTCCCGCCCGGCGGATGTCTACATCCTCGCGGGCCAGTCCAACATGGCCGGGGGCTCGGCCGTCCCGGTCGATCCGCTCCTCGACGACGTGCATCCGCTGATCTCCTATCTCGCAGGGACGACGGCCACGCATCTGGGCGGCAAGGCTGGAGAGATGCGCCCCGCAGTCGATCCGCTCCAGCACTATGGCGGCACGGTGCTCGGTGTCGGTCCCGGCATGGCGGCCGCGCGAGGGATGCTCGCCACCCTTGCGCCCGGACGTCGGATTGCCCTGGTCGCGGCGGCGAGGGGCGGCACCTCGCTGGTCGGTACCGGATCTGACTGGGAGGCCGGCACGGGCGACGCCTATCTCAACGCCGTGGCGCAGGTCCAGCTGGCGCTCTCGCTGCTGCCGGCCGGCTCGGTCATCCGGGGCCTGTTCTGGTCGCAGGGCGAGTCCGACAACGGGCCGAATGTGGAGACGACCTATCCACCCGCCTTCCAGGCAATGCTGGCCGGGCTAAGAACGGATCTCGGCCTGCCAGACCTGCCGGCTGTAATCCTCGGCCCGACACCCGAGGGAGATCCGGAGGGGCGGCTCGCCGCGGCGCAGGCCGCTCTCGACGAGACCTCCGGCTCGGGCTTTGCCACGACTGGCGTCCGCTTCGTCGCTGGGCCCGCGGGCACGACGGTGCCGGACGACGACATCCACTTCTCTGCCGCGGGCAACCGGCAGCGCGGGGCTGACGCGGCCGTTGCGATGGCAGCGCTGATCGCCTGATCGGGCTTCCCGAGCCGCTCAACACCTGATCCGAAAGGAACCACGACATGGCACGAGCCCAAGGGGCGCGGGCGCTGATGGCGCTTGCGTTCGAGACGACCTATGGAACGCCACCCGCCAGCGGCTTCACCCGCATGCCCTTCGCCAGCACATCGCTCGGCGCGGAGCAACCGCTGCTGAACTCGGAGCTGCTGGGGTACGGCCGCGATCCTCTGGCGCCGATCAAGGATGCGGTGACGGCGGACGGCGATGTTGTCGTGCCGCTGGACGCGGAAGCCTTCGGCTTCTGGCTGAAGGCGGCCTTTGGAGCGCCGACCACCACGGGCGCGGAAGCGCCCTACAGTCACGAGTTCCAGTCGGGGTCCTGGACGCTGCCCAGCATGTCGATCGAGACCGGCATGCCGGAGGTGCCGC